GTCTGGATGGTGCTCCATTATTTTGAAATTGCACTGCTTGATTGGTCACATTTCCAGTCGCTGCAGCTACAGGACTACTAACATTACTATCGCCTTTTTCAGCACGAGCTGGTGCTATTGAGAGAAGACTGATAAGGATACCGTAGTAGAAGAAACGTCGATTTCTCTGTCGATTACTTCTACGGATAGGACTTGACTGGCTGCTCTTTCTACTATCTCTAAAGAGAAAGGATCTCCAGCTGTGTGTAAGGTGTATACCGAATCTGTATCGGCTAAGCCTCCTGATGAGGCTGATGTATGAGTGATGTTTTCCCCACTCCATTTGCTTAATGCAGACCCATAAGTGGTCGTCGTTATTTCTTCTACGATCTCTTGAGTCGTTGTCGTTGTACTGTTCATCGAACCCTGGGTGAAATTTGGGGTTACTAATTCTGCCTTCGCTACCGTGGGTGATGCCAGTAGGAAGAGTAAAAGCCATTTGTTCATTCTTCCTTTTTTTTTACCATTGGACAGTCTACAGGTTTATTTCCATTGTTGTTCTTGTTACCAGTAGTCAAACCGAATGTTGCAAGTGCTCCAGTGAATACCGACGCAACGAAAGTTATATCTGAGTTACCAGCTTTCTTTATCATTGGTATCTCTACATAATTCATCGTAATGATAAATCCAGACCATACGACTACACCTAATCTGACAAAGGTTCCAAGTACTTCAATTTGATGTTCTTTATCTTCAGCAGCTTCTTTTAACTTACTGAGGAGTCCTTTTTTTGCTTCCTGTTTTCCTTCCATTTATCAATTTTCTTTTGTAAGAACTTCTGAACCTTTTTCTTAATTGGTTCAAATAAAGATTGAGTAACAGAAGTTGTAGCAACTGCCACTACTGCTGTAGTGATAGCTGTAACAACTACTGCTGTCTCAGGTATTGGCATTTGAATATCCAATACAGGTATTTGTAATTTAGGTGGTTCTGGTTCTTCTGATGCTTCAGCCTTTACCCCTTCAGGTGGTTCCAAATCACTCGGAGGTATAACAATTGGTTTATAAGATGGTATTCGAGATGTGGGTGGTTTGAACTCAATCCTCATAGGAGGTAGAGGCTCAGGAGTAGTAGGAACTCTTATCCTACCAAGGTTTACCGACACCTGTTGTTGGGGTTTTCTGTTCGTTAACGCCGTTCTCTACAGCTGTTTCAATTGCAGCTACAGTACCAGCGTTATCAGCATCGAGTTTTGCCTTTACCCAACCAAGAACTACTTCTTCAGTTAAATCTGCATAAGGAACAAGAGTATCAGGCTTAGGCAGATCAACCTCACCTGTAGCTCTAAATTTATAAGTACCATCTTCACCATTAACACGGTATATAACCTTATTTACATACCCATCAGCTAGTTCTCGTTGAAGGGTGTTAACTTGCCAAGTTTTTGTTGCCATTTTTATTAAGTAATTAATTGTTTGTTTATTTAGCCTTTAAGGCGGCTACTTCCGTTTCTAGTGTTTCTATTTTTGTTGTAAGTTCTTGTACTGCTTTGATTAGTGGTGAGATAAATTCAGAGTAATTTAAACCCATTGGTCCGTCTGAAGGTTTATCAAGACCAGCAAAATCATTTATAGTTTTATCTTCATCTACTAATGTTTGCTCTAAGTCTTGAGCAATTAAACCATAGTAAGTTTTGTGATATTTAGTATTATTCCATTTATATGAAACTGGTTTTAATTTATTTATAAAAGATAATCCTAGATCAGATTCAATAATACTATTTTTTTCATTCCTATCTGAAGTTTGAATAGTACCATTCGTCGCATATACATTGTCCCATTTAGCGCCACTAACTCCACAATGATAAGTGTCATTAACAGTAGGTCTGATATTACCCGTAGTTTTCACGCCAGAAGCATACGTCTCCATCTTCAAAGCGTCATTATAATAGAGGTTTACAGCTCCATCTTCAATAAAAGAAGCACACGTCTCAACATCACTCCCATCAGCGGCTTGATTTTGTATATAGACATTATCTTCTGCTCTTATAAAAAGGTGATCATTTCTACTATCTATAAAATTACTAGTCCCATTATGATATAGTTGAAGGTCATCTTCAGCTCCGAGTTTTAATCTTCCTGTATCACTAATATTCCGTAGGTGTCCATCATGGGTCATTCTCCATGCATCATTGGTCGCAACATGGAATTGTAAGTAGTCCTGACCATTTGTCTGGTTGTTATATGTAATTCTTCCAGCATCAGTATCATTCTGATCTCCAAATTGAATTTTACAAACTGCATTATCATGATTTGTTCTTAGTCTCAATGATGCATCTGCAGTATCTGCGTCTCCCTGAGCTTCGACTATTATAAATACATCTCCTGTTTCCTTCGTTACATAAAAACCTGTACTTGTTGTCTTGGCTCGTAGAGTGTTGTCGTAATAGAGTTCTACGGCTCCATTTTCTATAAACTTCGCCATATTTTCAGATTGAGCTGCATTATTCATTGCAACTGTACTACCTGAAATAAGTAAGGAACCCGTTCCTCCATCATGGATTCTGGAATGACTACCGTCATGGGAGATTTTTAGATCATCTCCATTTCCAAGAACTAGCTTTTGATCATCTTGAAGTTTTATAGTTCCACCTGATACTGAACTATCGAAAACTAAAGTACCTGTTACTTCAACACCAGCACTCGTTGTTTCAAACTTCTTACTATTGTCGTAAAAGAGGTTTACTGCTGCGTCTTCTATAAATTGAGCTAAATGTTCACTATTACCCGAATTTGTAATATCAATTTGAGAACCAGTAATTTTTAAATTACCAGTACCCAGATCTCTTATTAATGAGTGAGTTCCGTTATGGTAGATTTGTAGATCATCTCCTGTTCCTAGTTTTAACTTACTATCATCGAGTAAAGCGACGTTACCAGTTGGATTAACAGAACCAAATACATTAATACCACCACTATGTGTTTCAAGCTTCTTACTGTTGTCGTGATAGAGTTCTACGGCTCCATTATCTATTGCTTTAATTGAAGTTTCATCAGTAGGACCAATAGATAAGACTGCATTAGTGTTCTCGATGTGGAAATTAGTTGAACCAATATTATTAAACGTTAATTTTGCAGTACCGTTATCTGTATTATATATTCTCAACCATGCATCAGTTGTAGAAACAACATCTGCACCAGTACTCGTCGTCATAAACTTCTTAGCGTTGTTGTGATAGAGTTCTACAGCTCCATCTTGAATAAATCGTGCCTGATATTCATCTATTGCCGAATTGTATATATTTAGAGAATTGCTACTAATATTTAATTGACCTGTACCAGACTCCCTTATGTACGAGTTACTTCCATCATGGTAGATTTTTAGATCCTCGCTTATACCAAACGTTAAGACACCATTATCATTAGGTATTCTTACTTTTCCATCACTTAGTAACTCCAACCTCTTACTTAATGTACTTGTACCATCTGAACATGTACGGAAAAGAATCCTTCCAGGCATATCTCCTGAATCAGGCGTATTATCTACCACACCTTTAATTTCTGCGGCACTTCTATATTGACTACCATCCCATCCTTTAAAAGAAATACTTCCTAAATCATCATCATCCTCTACAATAGTTTGAGTACCAGAACCACCTCTAGACTTTTGAAAAACTAAAGCTGAATCATTACCATTATCTACACGTGTTTCTATTTTTAGAGTGTTGCCTGTAGTATCTAAAATATGTAAATCACCAGATATGGTTGCGCCATCAGCATCTGTCTCAAATTTCTTAGAGTTGTCGTAGTAGAGTTCTACAGCTCCATCTGGAATAAACGTAGCTACAGCTTCGGTGCCACCAGAATTTCTTATTCTTGCCTCACTATCAATATAAAGAATACCTGTATTGTTTTTTATGTATGAATTATTTGAACTATGGTAAAGTTGCAAATCATCACTACCACCAATCGTTAATTTACCAGTATCTGTTGGTATCTGTACCCTTCCATCAGAATCAGCTTGGAAAAGTTTAGTACCACCATCTATTTCAATACCTAATGTGTTTGGATTACATCTCTGTATTAAATGTAAATTAGTAGAGTCATTAGTCGTATCATTAAATGCTATATAATTAGGTCCAGCACCTTGAATTGTAATGGAAGGGTTAGATGCGTCGGATGTCCAAAATGATCTACCAGTAAAAGTTGTACCATTTGCAGTCGTCTCAAACTTCTTACTACCGTCGTAATAGAGTTCTACGGATCCGTTAGCAGTACCTCTAAGTAAATTCTCATCAGCAGCATTATTCATTAAACGAGTAATATCACTCCTAATTCTCAACTCACCAGTTGTATTAATAATTTGAGAATTCGTTCCACCATGGAAAATCTCTAGATCATTCCCTGTTCCAAATCTAGTTTTAACATTATCATTAAAGTCTATACCATTATCCCCGCCTGCTCCAGTAGGTGCAGTAGCCCAAGTTAAACCACCAGTATTACCTGATTGTTTCTGTAGATATTGCCCATTGGTTCCAGCATTACTGATTTTTAAATTAGCTTCATCAACTATATTATCGGCAATAACTGTAGCACCATCAGCAGTAGATGTTACTTCACCAGTATGGTTTGGGTGTGTGTAGTTATTAGCGGAAGCTTCAATACCTTCTAATTTTGTATAATGACTAGAAGACATACTTCCTGCATTAGATCCAGATGATGCTTGTAGTTTTGAACCACTAATAGCTGCAGATGCATTGATATCAGCATCAACTATTTCTAATGCTGCATCATTAAGGTATCTACTTTCTGGATCAGTACACGTATAACTTACCCAGTTCCAAGTTGGTGTACCTGATGTGGTGTAGTTAAGTCTGACTTGTAATGTTGAATGACCTACAAAACCAGCTGGTAAACCTGCTAAAGGTGTAAATGACTGAATACCTGTAGAATCATTAATTTCTAACTTAGTACCATTAACAGGTGGACCTATAGTTGCAGTTGCAGTAGCTGATGAACCACCTCCTCCTGAGAATGCAACAGTCGCACCAGCTGAATAACCAGAGCCTGCAGCTGTAATAGTTATAGCTGTTACAGCACCTCCTGATATGGTTGCAGTAGCTGTAGCTCCTGATCCTGTATTACCAGAGGTATTAGTAATGGTTACTGTAGGTGCACTAGTATAGTTTTGTCCTCCTGAACCAACTGTTATCGTAGATACACTATAGTTAGGTATAGCTGCTACGTTAGCTGTTGATTCATATGGTATTTCGTTTGGTGTTGGTGCTCTATTAACCCACTTAGTTCCATTGTAGGCAAGTTTATGTCCATCAGCTACGGCTGTGATAGTTGTATCAGTTAGACCGCTAACACTTGCATTACCTACTAGACCTTGTGGACCTTGTGGACCTGCTGGACCTGCTGGACCAGTTGAACCTTGTTGTCCTGTTTGTCCTGTTGGACCTTGTGGTCCTGTAGCTCCTTGTGGTCCTGCAGCACCAGTGGCTCCAGTTGCACCTTGCGGTCCCGTAGCACCAGCTGGACCTGTTGCTCCTGTAGCTCCTGTAGCTCCTGTAGCACCTTGAATAGAACCAACGTTAGACCAAGCTGTACCTGAATAACTATAAGCAACTTTAGGTGATGAGTTATCTAGCCATGTATCTCCAGCACTTGGATTAGGTGCAGTAGTATTGTTAGGTGCACCAGTATAGTTATAGGAACCTTTTAATTGTATACCTGTACCAGTATCCCCTTTATCTCCAGCAACACCTTGAGCACCTTGTGGACCTGTAGCTCCAGTTGCACCAGTTGCACCAGTTAAACCTGTAGCACCTTGAGCACCTGTTGCTCCAGTCGCACCTTGAGCACCTGTTGCACCTTGTGGACCTGTAGCACCTGTAGCTCCAGCTGGACCTTGTATACCTGCATCTCCTTTATCCCCTTTAGGACCAGTAATAGTATTACTATCTGGATCAAGAACTTTTGCGTCTAATTCTTGTAGAGATTGTAGTATTTGTTTGAAATTTTCATTTAAGGCTTCTGCTCGTGGAGCATTGCCTGGTGTAAAAGAATTAGTCATTTATTTAAAGTTTTTTTTCAAAGGTGGAGTATTAGATATCATTTCCGTTTATTACCACCAATAGTCACCTTGTTCATATTGAAATGAATCATCTTGACGGGTTCTATTGGCTCTATATGGTGTCCATGCATCTTCTTCACTCTTACGTACATATCGCGAAGCCATATCGAGGTATAGTTTCGCGTCTCTACCCGTGGATATCGAAGTAGTTAACCGTGAATGACTATGGAAATAAGCATACTCCTGATAACCAACACCATCCCATGCTGCATGTACTTCTTTTGTTTCTTCTTCAGAGTTAGAGAATTCCCAATAACCTTCTAATGCTACATAACTATTAGTACTAGTCGTATAGTCAAGTTTATATTGACTATAATCTATGTCATCATTAGTCCAATCTATAAACTCACCATCTTCAACGAAATGCTCATGCCAATTATACGTTATACTCTCTGAACCTACTAAATCAGGTATAGTTAATTTAGGTTCAGGGTTATCACCACATGGAGATCCAGTTGTACCATTACCTAAGCCTCCTAAAGTTAGACCAGGGAAATCATTAGCGTTAAACTCACCCCAATTAACAGCCCAAACTTTAGATCTCCAAGGGTAAGGGAGAGTGTTATTGCTTTGAATTAAACCAAATACAGCCCAATCATCTTTGTGAATAGGATCTTTTTCAGCTTCTGGGTTAATACCTTTAGCCTCAACAATTGGATTACCTGATGTTCCACATTCAGACATACCTTGTATCGTTAGATATCTCTTAGCAGGATCACTATTAGAACTGTAGTCATACCATGGACTAGTGTAATTTTCTTCAGAATGCACAGGGTTGTAAACTATTTCATGACCTTCTCCAATAGTTTGTATATAGGCACCTTGATGAGTTATTTTCTTACCAACCCATCTAGCATATTTATATTGAGTAGTGTCAACCTTTTTTGTATAATTAACAGTATATTCCCATAAAACATCTGCATGATAAACAACTTGAAATTTATTAGGGTAATTTGCTGTACCAACATCAATCAAGTTAACAGCAGAACCACCAAGAGTAGCTGAAACTTTTAATGCTCCAGAATTTGGTGTATACGCAATAACATAATAAGTAGTATTAGCACTTAAACCTTGAGGAAGTGCTCCTGTACCTGATATGCTAAATCGAACAGGGTCATTTACTTCAAAATTCAAATTAGATTGAACTATAATAGTTTCAGTAGCGAGAGTTATGTTTGTCGTATTGAATGTTCCTAATACAGTTTTAGGTAAAACTTCAACTGTAACAAAGTTCTTCTCATTCTTTTTTGTATATTTGAATGTAGTACCAGTTTGTGTATCACTAGTAATCTGACCAGTATCTTCCTCTAGTGCTCCACCAAATACAAACCTATCTTTATTAACACCAGGATTTACATTAACTTCAATAATGCCATAACCAGGACCAACTGGGATTAACCGTCTTGTATTAGGATTTTGATCACTGGAAGGAACAGCCTCTCCAGCTTTTCTATGTGCATGAACTTCTAAAGTTCTTCCTCCATATTGCACTCCACATAACCCATTTTTTTCTGGACCACAGCCGTAACATTGAACAGTGACAAAAATTTGATAACCTATATCTTCCTCTGTTACTTCATATTTAAATAATTTTTGAGGAAGGTAACCTCTCCACCTATTGCTTTGTCGTTTTAAATCACCCTCATCATCGTAATAAAGCCCTTCTAACTGCTCTTCAATTAAAGTATTAACACCAGTATCTGGATGTTTTCTATACCATTTAACTACAGCAGGTGCAGTGTAGAAGTCTATAGGAGGACTCCCATAACCTGGATAATACGTGTCTTTTGGACCTTTACATGGATGAAAATAAACAAGTTCATCCTCAGGAATAGGAGGTCTTCCGTTAATTCGATCAGGTGCTAGTAGCTTTCCATATTTTGGTCCACTATCAGGTATATCAGGATCACTTGGCGGCGGTCCTGGGTCTTCCCCAATAGGCGGGTCGCTAGGGCTAGAATCTGGTTCAGTACAACTAGATAAACCACTAGAATCACCTGAACATGCAGCATCTCTATCAGTAGGAAACTCCTTAAGCATCTCTGAGATTCTTGTATTCCTAGTGATCTGTATGTTGTACAAAGCAGTTGAATTTTTAGGAGCTATAAAGAATTGAATTAAGTTGTCATTAATAAATTCATATCCTCTTGGACCTTGTTGTATTTCTATCCATTTACTAGTGACATCATCCCATACCTCTACTTTAACTTGACTTCGATGTTGATAAGGAAAAGGAATAATATATTGTTTAAGGCTTCCATCTCCTGAATACCTACCAGGAATTTCTGTTTTAAATCTTGCCATTATCTATTCTCCATGATAGGTATAGAAGCGTTATAAGCTTCTTTTGCTGTACGTTGCTCTAAGTCTCTTTGCTCTTCATATAATGCTTTTACCTCTGGAGTATTACGTATCTTAGCCCAAGCTTTCTTACGTGCAGCTTCAATATGTGTTTTGATTATGTCATTATGAGGTAGATCCATAGGGTTTATATCTAACTCACCTCTAGAACGAGCTGCTTCCATAGCTGCTAATGACTTTTTCACTATGGGATCATTAGCTAGTTGATCTAAAGTCTTCTCTAAGTTCTGATCACCAATAGCTTTCTGGAACATTGATCTGATTTTTGGACTATCTTTTAAGTTGATTCCATCAGGTGCACTATAAGTAGACATCCTAAGATCATAATTACTATTCCAAAGTAGATTTCTACCAGGAGTAGACTTATCAATGTTGAAAGTTAAAGGACTAATAGCATTAACTGCACGTTGTAAGAAGTTCCAATTCTTTATTGGTTCTCCATTAAGCATGTCGTACTTAATAGATAATTGATCATCAGTTGTATATTCCATGAATTGGTTACGGTTTCTGATGCTTGACCATATGTCAGATCCAAGTTCCTTCATATAAGGATTTAGAACTTTACCTATTTCATTTCTAAGACTAGATAAAATTAATACGTTATTAATAAGTGAACTTGATATCCTTCCGATACTACCTGGCTGTCCTCTGACTGCATCAATAACTTGATTCAAACCTTGTAGATAACTTTTACTTGCTGGACCTGCTAAGGCTACTGCTAATGCAATTCTACTTAAACGATCTTCAGCCCATTCTGGACCCATCAATTTCATATTATCTCCTACATCAGCAATACTAGAAAGTACTAATCCAAATGGTTCTAGAGAGTCATATGAAACCCAAGCATTACCGATCTTTATACTTCTAGGTTGCCAACCTGTATCAATCCACATCTGACGCATACGCATATCCTGTGGACCATTACCTGTTAGATTTCCACTGAGATAAGATTGAGACATCATAGCTACAAATGCTGTACCAGTAGCTTGTCTACCTAAAACTAAAGACTTTGCATTTGCTAAATCTTCCGCACTTTCAATTCCATAGCGCATTACTTTAGTTAAATCATCAGCATTAGCTAAAAGGATATCTCTAGATTCATTAACTAAGGCACCTAGTAGAGGTGTATTCTTAGCACTCATTGCTAGACCGTTGATACCAGTACGAGCAAATAAGAAGAATGGTTTTAAGACTGGCATTGTATTAAACGCCTGATCTAAAAGTTTAGAGAATCTATCCATCTCAGAAGTTAAAGTAACTTCTTTAAATTGAGATTGTAGATAAGAGTTCTTAGATATATCAATATTACCATCAGCATCTAACATCTTAGAGTACTGAAGATCCTCAGCTTCTTTAAGCAGTTGAGGTGTTATATCTGTTATTTCTCCTGTACCTTTCTTAGTTAATACATCACGTAATGCTTGTTCTCTGGACTTAGCCTTAGACATGATGTACCTAAAGGTATCATCAGTAGCAGCCATAATCCTAGTACTGTAGGTAAGCCACTTATTATCATTAATTTTACGAGCAATATTAGCTACATTGAATGCAGCTTTTTCTCCATCAGTACCATTACGTCTAGCCCATTCACCCATTAATTCCCAATTAGTATCAAGAGGTTGGTAATCTGAATACCTAGACTTAATTGTTTTTATATCTCCTGTCCAGTAAGCATCTAAATTAGTCTTAAATACTTTCCATGCATCAGGTATGATTTCAAACATCGAATGTAAGGAAGCTGCACTAGCTTTAGCTGTAGCTAAGTCACCTGTAAAAGGTACTCTCATTGCGGCTCCAAGAGCTTGATTCATTGAGTTGAGGTAAGCGTTACTTGTAGTACCTAAGATCGCTCTGAGAGGCGTTTTGGGACCACTGAGGACACTATTAACCATCATCCCTTGTAGCTCTTTGATCATCTGTCCAGTTTTTACTGTTCCATCAAATTCACCACCTACTAACTTCTGTCTCATCCATGCATCAAAGTCTTTCCAGTTATGGATTTTATTTGACATAGAGAAGACTTCTAGTACTCCATGAGCTAATTCATCACTATCGTTTTCCTTTAAGAACTGCATCATTAAACGAACACCATCAACGGTTTCGTCGTGTAGTTCTTGAGTTCTTTTAGCTATAGCTGTTCTAACAGCAGGATCACTAAGCTGTAGCTTTTGTCCAGATATACCCCATAAGTAACGAGACCTTTTAACATTAGTTAAACCAACAACAAGTGCATCAGCTGTCTTTTTCATAAGACCATCTGTAGCAAATATATCTTGATGCTTGATTAATTCTCTTCCAGCTATACCATGATCTCTAAGTTGTTTTAATAATGCAGAGTTAACTAAGTCAGCAGCTACTACTTCTTCCATAGCCCACATGTCTTCACCAGCTAATCTATCTGCTTTTAAATCTGAAATTGGTTTCCAGAAATCATCTGCATCAACTGCTGTAGCATGTCTACCCATTACCTCTTGCATTCGGTTTAAGGAATGCTTATATACTTGATTAAAACTCTTATGCTTACTTTTAACTTTCCTAAGCATGTCTTGATATTTAGCATCACCTAAGAAATCTTGAGCTATATCTTTCAATACTTTAGATTCCATACCACTTTCATTTGCCATCCTCGTAAGTTGAGCAGTAGTGAAAGGTGCATCTGTTGAACCTAATTCAGCTCCAAATTCATTATCTATGATATTTAGTTGTTCATAGATTTCATGTGATGTACCTGTAGAATTAGGACTACCTTGTGACGTATCAGCTATAGGTTTGTTCTTATGTCCTCTAAATCCAGGTTCTTGTAATTCAATCTTTGCTTGTTCTAATGTTTGCTTAGATACATTATCTCCTCTTTTAACAGCAGCTGCTGCACCTTTAGGACCAAACTTAAGGAAAGCTGCATCTATAATTGAACCAATACCCATATCTTCTACGACGGTTTTAAACGTCTTAGCTAATGGGTGATCTGTATCTTTAGTAGCTAGCCATCCTAAGACAGGTTCTAACTGAGGTATTTTAGTAACAATAGCTGCAGAGATGTTCTCTTCTTTCTGTGAGTAATCAGATACAGCAGCTGCTATACCTCCAGCGGCTGCACCACCTTTGATAGTAGCTAATGATAAGCCACCTCCTCTAACAGCTCCATAAGTTAGTAATCCATAGTGGACTAACTTCTCTGTCATCTCTCCCCACCATGAGTTAAGGAGTGGATCTTTTGTATTTTTAATAGGATCCCAGTCAGGTGAATATTCTTCACTACCAACATCTTCACCTCTAAGCATATCTACATAACGTTCTGGTGCTGTTAGTACTGAACGTAATGCTGATCTACCACCTTTAACTACGGCATTTCTACCTTCAACTAAAGCATTACCACCACCGATGGCATGCTCTCTTTCGGCATATGTTTTATAGATATTATCACGAGCATTGACTTCACCATCTTTATTGGTGTCATAGATCTCAGGTAGATCCTGTGGGTTTTCACCTCTAGTAAAGGGTATGTCTAGCCTTAGCGTGTCATAACCAGGTGTAGCTTCAAGGTCAGCTTGTGCTTGTTGTTGTTGAACTTGTTCTTGAGCTTGTTGCTCTTGTACTTGTTGTTGCTCAACAGCTTTCAACCTTTCCTGTTCTGCTAAATAGTCATCTGCTAATTTAATATCATCTTCTGATGTGCCTAATTTAAACCCCGTAGGATCTATATTTGATTCCATGATTAATTATGCTGTAAGTAAACCAGGAAGTAATACGTCTGGAGTACGGTTAAAATAAGAAACCTCTTGAGGTTGCTCAATATCCTCTAACATTCCTAATGCTTGAGGACCACTGTTGGGTGTGGGTTTGTATTTAAGTATTCTGTTTATTTCTTCCATTTCAGGTTTAGATAACTCCTCTTCAACAGGTGGCTTATCTCCTAAACCTTTTGCTACACCACTAACTTTAAGTTGTTTATCTGCTAAATCTCTTGGATCTAACCCTGGATAACTACTAGTTACTGTATAGTAAAATGAAGGTATTACATTAAGACCTTTCTCAACACTTTCTGTTAATTGTTTTAGAGCAATTTCACTACCAGGGATAATAGCTGTATCTATTATTTGAGGATCTTTAATAATAGAATCTCTAGCGTTTCTAATATTAATTATTTCTTCACTCATATCTATCTCTTTAAAACCTTCTGTGAAATACCTACCTTGGGTATAAGTCTTATCTAACTCTTCTCCAGCCTCTGGTATACCAAATGCATCCCTTACATGAACAATAGCATTATTATGGGCGACTGTTGAATCACCATGTTTTATCATTTCAGTTTTAAATACTGCATCATAATCTTTCATAGCTTTGTTATATGCGAATTGCCATCTATAACCTCTAGAACCTTCTGGCTGACCACTCAAACCTGTTGCTGTATTCGTTAAAGCACGTACTAAGTTCTCACCCTCCTGCCTCTTAGCAGATAAAGCATTATCAGCTAGAGGTTTATCGTCAATAACTTGTGGTCTATATTTGAGTATTACATCAACTGGTAGTCCTACTAAATCAGCTTCTGTTAAATAACCTCTTTCAGCTCTGGTTTTATTCAAAGCCTTTTCGATATCAAGAATATCTTTATCTTCTTCTGTAAGAGTTTTATTGACACCAGTTATTAGTCTATCAATGTCTACATTTGGATCTTTACGTGCTTCATCTACTAGAACCTTTAACTCTTGTTCACTGAAAGCCTCACCTGCCTGTGCTTTTTCAACTACCGATTGTTTTAATCTACCAAGTATCTCATCGGTATATGCAGCTTTCTCAGCTTTCTCAGCTTGCATCTCCCTAACAAGAAAAGAATCAGCTTGGCTTTCTAATGCAGCTGCTCTTATCTTATACATCTCACGATAGGTTTTACCATTACCATGAGTAGGTTGTTGATCAAGGATGTTGTTTAAATCACCTTTAGTGATAACACCAGTTCTAACTCCTTCTTCTATAAATGACCAAGCCTTAGCATGAGCACCTTTCATTCCTAAAGAACTACCGTTCCCATCACGAAAAGTACTCCAAGTTTGCAGTAGGTTATTGAAGTCTTTTGTTTGAAGAAATTCTTGTTTTAAATCTTCTGTATTTATAAAATCCTCTTGCTCTATGTAGTGACTTCTTAGTCTCTTCTTAATCCTTCCATCTGCTTTTTGCATACTTGGGAAGGCTTCATTAATAAGAATCCTTTTATCTACTTCAGCAATATCAAACTCTTTAAAGAAAAGGTGTGTTCTAAGTTGATTCATTACATAGAACTTATCAACCTCATCATTAGCTTCTGAAGGAGTGATAGTTCTACCATCTGGCATTTGAACTTGGAAAGTATCATTACTGTTTAACTGATCCTGCATCCAATCTTCATAACTATCAGCAGCTTTCCTAGCTATACCAACTTGATATCCATACTTTCTGAATTTATCTTTTGGAGATAGTTTCCTTAAACTACTAGCTAATTCAGGCGTACCTTCATCGATAGCTGCACCAGCCATTTTATGACTAGCTAAATGTAAATCTTCTACCTCTTGTTTTTGTAGTTCGTAAGTTTGTTTCTCTGCTTCTGTTTGACCGTAGTCATAAGATAAAGCAAGACCTTCATATATCTTTTGTTGATTGATATCTTTTTGTTTATCAAATAGATACTTCTGACCTGTTTTAGTTAGTTCAATTAAAGACTGAAGATCCTTACCACTACCTTTAATACCTCTTAATTGTGCGTCAAGCTGACGGTTAACGTTGCTCTCAGCAGTAGCTAAAGCTTGGTTACGTGCTTGCTCTTCACTAGTATCTAGCTGTTGCCTAAATTGTTCAACCGTAGCTGATCCTTGAAATGATGTCATGATTTATCAACCAAAAATTTTATATAAACCACTAAATGGATTATCTATATCTCCAGCTGTTTGAAGAGAACTACCTAATCCAGGTAGTGCAGAGATAAGTGGATTCTCCATCTGTGCTTCTGCTGTTGCAGGGTCTTCATAGGTTTCAAATTGAACAGGATTACCACCTCTCCAAGCTGCAGTTTGAGCTTGATCTAGTTTTCCTCCCCAACCATAAAGACTTTCAATCTTTGTATTTATCTCTTCTTTAGCACTCCTTGCAGTGGCTCTATTGATTGCTAATTGTCTACCAACTTTACCTTTTTGTATGGTTTTAATCCTAGCTGCACTTGCACCTGTGCTCTGTGGTATGTTGCTTTGATAAAGTTTTTCTATAATAGCTTGATTATTAAAAGCTAAAGATTTCATCTTCTCTTTATAAACACGTTGTAGACCTTCGTATTCCCTACCTGCAGATAGATGGTTTTTAGTAAATGTTTTTAAAGATGTATAATCAGCATTCTTTTTAGCTTGTGCTTTTAAATGATTTCTCCAATAAGTGGCATTATTTCTAGCAGCATGTGCAGCTGCTATTTGACCATTACGTTGATTGGCTCCTGCAATACTACCAAGTACGTTAAGTCCTATTCCTAGTGCTAACACGGCAAAATTCTATAAAGGATAATTTGTTTGGTCCGTGTTCTATTTCACGGAGGAATTTAAAACCAAGAAATTTCAATAGTTTTAAATGGGTTCTATTTCTTTTATCTACGATGTTCCATAACAATGGCTCATCTCTAGAGTCTATAAATCTTTTAGCTTCTCTAGCAAAGGTTATTGGATAATCTTCGATAGCATCAGTAGTGAGCATCCAGACTAATCCTCCAGCTTGTACTCCAGCCAATCCAGCAGTCCTGCCGTTTGGTACCTTGAAGTAAACACTGTCACCTATTTGTGTAGATAATGGAATAGCAATGAGTGGATCTAAACCATGACCCTCTGCTACCTCTCGGTAGTCATCTGGTCTTAAGTTAGAGGCTACCTCTGTGGCAGCCTCTGTAGTAACTGGAAATATGTATTTAGATCTTTCTGTAATTCTTTGCGTTAACGTCACCTTCCCAAGTTGTTGAATATAAAGTGCATGGTGATATGTGCCTAGATGTAAGTAACATTTTAAAATCTGTATTTCTTGAATATATAGGTACAGTTCTTTCTGATTCTTCAACTATGCCATAACAGTTATTTTTAAAATTATAATTAGATGAAGATTCATGCTTTTGAATCCAAGGGTTTTTATTTTTCTTCTGTACAACTGTTGAATAACTACCTGCTGGACCTAACTGAAATTTAATTCTATGTACTGTAGTCGAAGAATTAGTTTCAGATGTTGTCCCTCCTGTAGAACTAGGTTGCTTAACGTAGAATTGTGGGAACTCTACTTTCATATCAAACAAGTAACCCATCTCAGGAGCTGAAGTAGTCCAATCCCCTTGTATGTTTACTGAGTAACCAGTAACTTGAGGCATAACTGATTGACCTTTGTATGTACCTGTAGTTCCATATATAACTATTTGTGCAAACTCATCTTTATCAAAGTTTTCTGGGAAATTTATAGTAGTTTCTTTAGTAGTACTATTATAGCTCATGTTGGCTGCAGGTACTGTGGTTTGATTATCCATATGTATTTGATATGTATTACCACATTGACCTATAGAAGCTTGGTTCTTTAAATTCCAGTTTTGAAGTTGTAAATTATCTCCTACTTTAACAACTGCATAATAAGTACCATCAATAATACAGTGGAATATAGGTATACCATTTATTCTCCATCTAAACCATGAAGATAGTTCTCTTTTTTCATCTGTATTAAAGTATCTATAACACCAAATATCAGATTCACTGTCAGCTGTAGTTAAAAGTATAAGACCATTCTCTTTTGATTCAGCTACACTATCAATAGTTCTTGGTAGAGATTGAGCTATAACCTTACTTTGTTCAATAACAATAGGTTCAGCTTGTTGAGATATTCTAGACATCTCAAACATCTTTGTATAAGCACCAGAGGCATTTAAGAAACCTACCGTAGTACCCATCAAGAAGGGCTTTGTACTAGTGTTAAAACTATAAGCAGACTGATTTATTATCTTTGCTGATTCAGGCGTTAGAACGTCATTATCAGTGGTTAGCATGAACTGTTTATCATTGCTAAATAAAAGCAAACCTCTACTAACTTCTATCCCATCTTTTAATATTTCTGGACTAGTCGAACTGGCTGATACATCTACTACGTCACCAGGGCTAACTGTCATTGCCGTTTGACTCCAGAAATTAAAGAAGTCACCTGGCTGAGATAAGATTATACTATCTTCACTTAGTAAAGCTAATCTATTCCTAAAGAATAATATGTTTTGAATTGGATAACCTACACCGTTCTTTGATTTATCCCAAGAGAACGATGGTTTAGGATTTGTTTTATTATTTCCTACTAACCTTTTTTCCCATTCAATTTGTTTGAATTCAAATGAAGTTGCCTTTGGTTTAGTGATAGTAACGTTACCTGTTGAACCACCTGCGATAGTCTCTGCTATAAGGATAGTATCTGGAGTGACATGTTGGATAACATAAGCACCATCGGTACCAGCACCTGTTAGAAAGTCACAAGTAATAGTCTCACCTGCTAATAATCCATGAGCTGCTTTAGTAATGGTAGTCGTAGTACCGTTGTTGTTATATGTACCACCAGTTAGAGTTTCTGAACTTGACGCTACTTGCCTAATTAATTGATGAGGCATGGTACTTGCATCAAAGTTTGTCCTATGTCCAGGCGCAGCACATTCCTCCCAAACTCCATCTCCACTAACACCGTTTCTTTTAGTTCTAAATTCTACAAAGTAGTCGTCTTCTTCAGCTTCAGTATTAGCTATTTTAACTATGTAGTTATCCTTACATATACTGGGTAAGGTACTAATATCAGTCGTTTTATCAGTAATTATATCAAATAAACCTTTCTCTGGACATGTAACAAAAAATTCAAAATTACCTCTACCTCCAGTTCCATTACTCTTTAAATACAATCCATCTCCAATTATCTCTACATCGATTTTTTCTGCACCAGTGCATTTCTTTTCTATTTCTTTCTTTAGGTCGTTTAATATCTTCGTTGCACTTGTAGTCCTTTCTCGTTTTGTAGGTGTAGGTTCTGGTCTTATATAACCAATATCAATATAATCATATTCTTCTTCAACTTGGTCAACAGTAATTCTATAGGTACTTTCACTTCCTACTCCATCAGAAACAGCTGGTGTTCCCATGTTAACCAAGAAGTTATCACCTACTTTCCACCCTTCACCACCATGGATGATGTCAACTTTTAGTTCATAGTGAGTATCGTATACATTATCACTATTACCAGATCGAACCATAGGTGTGCCTTTCATTGAAAGCTCAAACCTTAGATTCTGTCTACTAGCAGGTATAGTGTTTCCCTCTGAATGATGTAGATAATTAGCATGATCTCTACCACAATCTACACATTTTCTATTTGATGGGTTAATAGTGATGATATCTGTATATTGAAACTGAGCATAAGCAATATTTTTATGTATTAAACTACCTTTGTTTGACTCCCACTTAGCACTTAATTTACTTACTTTGGATCTAGTATTTATTCTACTATCATTATTTTCAGTATCACGAGCATTTGATCTTATATCTAATGGATACTGTTGGTTATAAGTTACTTTCTTTAGACTTATAAAAGCTTCATTAGGTCTAACAGCATCAGTAAAATTAACATCAGTACCTTGAAACTTTACAGTATCTGACATCTCTACATACTTCTCACGATTACAGAAGAATGTATAAGCATTTATAGATAGGAATTGTATTGACTCATCATTAGTATGAACTAAGTACTGATTTCCATCTGGCATAGTTGGTATATATTCCCTACCAGTTCCACAGTCCCATATTTTCATAGAACCATTCTTATCTACTCTACCTATAAAAGGTCTACCACCTTGGTCCATCTTAAACCATCTAGCTGTATCAGAAGGTATGTCTCTAAGTATAGACACAAACTTACCTCCAGGTCTTTTTTGCAGACCTTCAACTAAATCAGGTAATACGTTTTTAGCATCTGCAACTTGACCAGGTAGCTTCAAATGATCAGCTTGTTTTGAAATACCTTTTATATAATTTGGAGTGGTTTGTGTTATTCCTGCCATTAGTTTCTCGATAAAGTTATATATGGTTTATAGGAGTTATATATTGAACTCTCTGGTGTACCTAGATATGACCAATCACCACAATTACATTCATACTCCATACATGAAGCACGAGTTATAGTCTCTTGTGTTCTAAGACTTTCTACTAGTTGTAGATTGTTGATTAATTGATTTGCTGCTTTTACACAAGCTTTAGCAATGATATATCTTTTAAATACTGAAGGTATGCTTTGACCTGCTGTTGAGCTTTTAGACCATGCAGTACCACCAAAATTCTCTTGATCAGTAGTTAGGTCAGCATCAAATCCATATAACCAAACTACGTCTATATCTAACTTATTAGTAAATACAAATGTATGATTAGTTTTATCATATAAACGTCCATCTCTTAATACTACATCTTTGAGTTTATAATTCTGACCTTCACTAATGTCATAACTTAATGCATTAGGTGGTATGTATATGTAGCCATCTTTATCAGGTTGTAAAGTGATATGTGGTTCTGTATTAAAGTGCCACCCTTCATTCAATACATCTATAGTACATTCTTGTAATATGTTATGTATTAGAGAGACCTCTGGGTTCTCAAGGTCTAGTGATTGAACGGGAGCCTGACCGATGCTACCCAATATAGAGTTAACTGCGGATAGTTCTGTATCGATGTAATTATAATTAGGGTTCATAATCAGGGATAATAAAAAAAAGGGAGACCGAAGCCTCCCCATGTATGTTGCACTATGAAAGTGCAGATGGTGCAGATGCTGTACCTGCATATAGTTCAACAGCAGCAGCTGGATTCAATGAATCAGCTCCCATTGCTAAACGACCAAGAATAACGTCACCCTGATAAATCACGGATACGTCACCACTTGTTACTTGTACAGAAGGACCGATTGCCTCAACACAACCTGCAGCTTCTTTCTGGAATATTAAGCCACAGCTGTTAGCAAACTCAGTACTGTTACCGTAGGAGTTAACAGTCTTAGTTGCACTAGTACCAGCTCTTTCATCAGCAAGTGCTTCACCTACGAATGAACCAGTGTTACCAGGAGAAGTAACCCCAGGGTTAGTTGAAGAACCAGAACCAAACTTAGTACCGTAGTTAGAGAAGAATGGAA